AATGCCAAGGGTGTCGAATAGAAACCATGCCACCTGTTCAGGGGAGGTGACCTTGAACCGGCTGGCTACCGAGACCGGCGCAGTGTCCACCTCCCCCGCAGTCTCAGCATCGTCGCCGGTGTCATCAACGTCGCTGCCGAGAAACTCTGCTAGCTTGTCGTGCGGAACCCGTCGCCTAACCTTCGCAGAGAGATCCTCCATAGTATCACGCATTTCCTCAGCGAGAGTGCTAAGGTAGGGTATGTCGATTGCCACCCCCAGGCGCATCATGTCTTCGATTGTGGGCATAGGTAGACGATCCAGGGCCTGGACGTTGGCAAAGCTGGGGTGGCGGATACGTGACGGTATGTACATCAGTCGTCCTTCCCCAGGATCGAACGGGCGTACTTCATCGACCACTGGTCCCGGCATTGTTTCGAGCACATCATGGACTGGACGTGATCCATACTGACCTTTGTGTCGTATAGCTGTGTACCGCAGTTGGGGCAATAGCGGATCTGTTTGCCGTAGAGCATGTTAGTCACTAACTTCCACCACCGGGCATTTCCAGATGGATACCTGTTTCATGTTGAGGCACTCCTCCAGTATTGGCCGTACCTCATCTTCACTTAGCCCACCATTGCCTATACCTGGATAGTTCAACCTCACCTTCGCACGGGGGTGGGCGCGGCACCATTTGTCGAGCATGACACAGGACCGTTCAATGAGGTCGAGTGAGGCTTTGTCCTTGAACGATCGCTTCACCTGGAATGCGCCAAGGTACGGTACATTCCATTCCCCAATGTCCAGTTCATACTTCGACCACACCACACCATAGGGTTTGAGGTGCTCGATCTGGCGACCGAAGTCTACGTCGATCCCATCTATGGCCAGTGCCAGTTGTTTCGCGGCACCCCGGCCCATGACAATGGAATGGTCGGTACGTTTGTGGGCATTGGTGGTGACGAGCAGTGCATCGCATCTCTCCCAGTGGGCGTTGAACATGTCCCCAATGATAGGGAACAGTCCATTGGTGGGCTTGACCCCATAGGCGGCAACCTGGGCGAGGTGGGCCTTGGCATTGGCGTCTAGTTGTGTCCAGTTCATTTCTTCTCTCCTGTCATGGTGCCTCTCCAGTGGATGGTGGTGTTGCCTAGATCGTATTTGCCAGAGCCATCCGGGGGCAATAGTGTCCCCATGGGGAGACCTTTCATTTCGCCGCGCAGCTTGGTGATACGGGAGTTGACCATCTGGAGTGCCACATCCAGCTTGACCATGTCTCCCGCCACTGCCTTGAGACCTTCCTCCAGGCGGTTGAGACGGGCGGTTTGCACGACATTGGTGAACGTGGCCAGGGCAAGCATGACCCAGGTGATAACAGTGATGACGGCTAGCCAGGGGGCGTAGGGGGTAGCGGGTTTCATTGTGACATCCTTTCGATAGCCTTACGGGCGTTGTCCTGCACGGTGATGCGTACCGACAGTTCCTCGCGTGCCTCCACCAGCCGGTCACTGGCATCCTGTATACGCCGGTATACCTTGCGTTGTTCCGTGGTGTTCAGCGGCAGGTCCAGCCCGTCCATGGCGGCGATGGCTTCCCGTATACGGTTGAGTATCTCTTTGTCGTCCATTACTGTTCTCCTCGTTTGATGGTTACGGTATTGCCGTGGACGGCCACGACAGTGATGAGTTCCCCAGTGGGGATAGACGGGTCGGCTTCCGGTATCTCAATGGGGTACGTCTCCTTGTAGACGAGACGGCCCTGCTTTATCCACTTCCTGGCAAGGCGCTTGCGAATGTTGCGGCGTAGGGGTTCGCCGTCCAGGTACCAACGCACATAGGTGTAGGTGATGCCGATTGACATGTGTGGTTCTCCTTGGCCACCCAGCAGCAGGCCGGGTGGCCGGTGGTTGTTAGTGACTAACTGGCGTTGACCATGCGGATGTTGACACTATCGCTAGTGCTAGTCTTGACGACTTGAGTGAGTGTCAACTTCCCGGTCTCCTCGTCGACGACCTGGACTTCATAATCCAATATGGCGTCAATCTTGGCAGGCTGGATGCCGTGAGCAAGCATCGACATCTTGAGGGCGGCGAGGTTGACGGTGGTACGGGTTGCGCCACCCAGGACTGCACGCCACACTTTGCCATCGGGTAGGCGGCTGTCGGTCACATGGATCTGCACCCCATCCTCCATGCGTGCCATATGCGAGTAGATCACGGGGTTGATTTTGGCAATAGAGGCCAGTGCCGCCTTCTCCTGGGCCTTGTAGCCTTGTCTCTCGCGTATCATACTCTCCATCTCACCCACCGTGGCGATCTCCACCTTGGGTTTGGCCAGTTCCTCCAGCGTGCGTACTGCCGTGGGGGTCACGAATGGTTTACCTATTGTATCTTTTCTCATTTTGATTGGTTCTCCTTTGTTATCAACTACTTACGGTACTTACTAGTCTACCACAGGGGGTTGCGACAGGGCGGCAATGGAGTCAGTCATCTCCCCCTCGTCGACAGTGGCGGCGGCGATGGCGTCCTGCATACGGCGACGCTCGGCATCTATCCCCGCCTGGATGGCAATCTCGATCACCGTGTGCAGGGTGGCGAACAGGTCAGTCTTGTCCCTGGTGTCCACTATCCGCCGCAGGATACTCAACAGGTACACCTCCAGGGCCATGTCTACCTTGAGGTAGGTGACCTGGGTCAGGTTCATGCGGTTGATGGATGCGACATTCATGTCCTCCATTGTGATTACTATCTTGTCACTATCTGGCGTTCCAGTCATACTCTCTCACTTTCCATAACGAGTCTAAGTCTCTCCCTATCGTGTAGTACACCCGGCAGGTTGCATCCGCGTCCCGGCAGGCGTACCACTTGGCAATGGTGGGGTCCACGTGGCGTAACCCACGTTGTGGCATATCACTCCCTACATAGTCGAGTAGCCACTCTCTCCAATACCACTGTTTACGTTTCGTCTCAATTGCCGCTGGCGTGGCAGCACTGGGTAACTCCTCCCTGTGTTCCCGCCAGCGTTTCCATGGATCGTACTTTGGGTTAGTGGTCATACTGCGCAGGATGCCATCCAGTACCGCCACCATGGGGTTCTCCTTTCTACTTGGTTTCAAGTACTTGCCGGTCTTGTCACTTATGCGGTTAGTGACTAACTGTGGGAGATGGTCTACGACTTCTACAATCCACTCCTTGACCTTGCGTTTGCTAGCTTGGTTAGTCACCTCCAGGTACGATTGCATCTTCATGCCACAGTGCCGCCGTGCCAATGGTTTCAACCCCTGCGACATGGCACGCCGGTAGGCGATCTGCATTGTATCTGTTACCTTGGCCCAGTCCACGTGTATGCCCAGTGCCCTAAATGCTGCCACTTCCACGATGGCATTCTGCATGACCAGCACCTTGCATTCGTTGAGTAGGCGTTGCAGGTATCGCCGTTTCTCCTCCCTGCCACCAGGGTCATTGTATTCCCGTACCATCACCCCCACTCCCGGCACCTGGGTGAACTGCCAGGAGTACAGCGCCCCATACTCGCTCTCACTGTCGATGAACACCGGCCTACTCGCCTTGTGCCCACCGTGCCAGTCCTCTAGATATACATACTCCTCCTCGCCAGCCCATTCATCCACCGGTTCACTATACTTGCCACGCAACCACTTGCCCACATTGGTAAACCCCTCCTCGATGGCATCTATACGATTACTCACATGCAGGCCCAGCGCCGGGTGATAGGTGGGCATGATGTCGTATGGGCCACGACCAAGTATCGTCCCCCGGTAGTGCCGCCCATGATCACTCTCCAGATCTATTGGTTCGCCATCAACTATACTAGAGGCTGTGCCGCCCATAAGTACGACCAGCTTGGGACATAGCCGGTCCAACTCACGCGCCAGGAAGTGCATCGAGCATGCGCCTATTTCCTTCACGTTGGGGGTGCGGTTCGACGGTGGGCGGCACTTGCAGACATTGGTAATATAGACCTCGTCGCGTGTCAGCTTGGCCAGCGGGAGATAGTGATTATCCAACTCCTGTCCCGCATTACCCTGGAATGGCTCATCACGTTCCATCCCCCCTGGGGCCTCACCAACGAGGATCACTTCCGCATCACTGGGTCCACATGGTGGTACGACGTGCGCCTGCTGGGTGGGGTCGAGGTGGGCAATGCACTGGTTACATCTCCCCCCGACCCCGCGTGTCAGGTATGGCCAGAAATCAACTGCCATGCAGTGCCGCCTTGAGTTCCGCGATCAATACCTCCAGGGCCTGTACTGTCTCACGTAAGCAGGCCAGTTCCGCCACATCCCCGGCCGGGTCGCACCGGGTTTCCAGATCGTGAATGTAATCACGTAGTCCTGGCGGTAGAGCGTTGATGGCGTCGGCAGTTGGTAACCACTTGGTGTCATCCTCTGGCGGACTCGCTCCTGGCGTACACAGCCGCTCCAATAGCTTGGCGTGTTCCATACCGCCCACGCTTACATCGCAACCGTCTTCTAGCTCTGTCATCTTCCGCAGCCATTCTGGATCGGTATTCATTTTCATCATCTTGCACCATGGATATTAATTGCCTTGTGTACCTCCCAGAGTAGGGGCATTAGATAGGTGGTCAGGGCGATGATCCACATGAGATGGATGATGATGTCGGCGAGACCACGTAGCCATGTGTGCCACAGACTGTTGCCATTAGACATTGGCCACCACCAGCGT